AGAACGGGTGAGGGTAGATGTTCATCACCACCACCCCCCGAATCCCGTCCCGGTCCTCGTACACGAACACTCCGCCCCGCTCGATGAACGCCTGTGCGGTCCTCGCAAGAGAAACGGCTTTGACCGGGTTCCCCCTGTTGGGGCGTTTCGTCGTCGCGAACCTCACCCCCAGGTCCACGATCGCCGGAACGTCCTTCACGGTCGCAAGGCGGATCACAGGGTCACCGACTCCACGGTTACCAGCAGCTCGTACTCCATGCTCGGAGTCCCCGAGGACGAGTACGCGGTTTCGTACGTCATCGCGGTGTTCCCATCCACCAGGAGGTTGAAGATTCCGTTCTGCTGCGTCGTCGTCGTGTTCCCCGTGATCGCCGCTCCGGACTGGGTGAAGCTCTTCGAGTTGTGTGTCCACCCCACCGTTACCGTGAGGCTCGAGGAGCTCCCGGCCGCTTGAGTGATCTCCGCGTAATACGTCACCCGGTACAGACCCGCAGTCACCACCAGAACGGGAAGGTTCGTCGTCGCGATCGCGGCGGACTGAGACGTGAGACTCCCGGTGTTCCCCACTCCCTGAGAGGAGGCGTTCACCAGGTCGCCCTGATCGGTGAAGTAGTAGATCCACTGCTGACTGACCAGCCGGTCTGGAGTAACCAGCGGATCCGACAGCGGGATCGGTGGGGGTCGGCGTGCCATCTAGTACCACTGCGCTGCCTGTACCTGAGAGATCCTCTGCGGACGCTGACCGGTGGTGATCACCGCATCCACGAGCCGATACGGAACGGGGTCAGAGACAGTCACCTCCCACACCCGCTTCCGAGCCATTCCCTGTCTCTCCCATCTCACTTGAGTCCCGTAGGTCCCTTGCGCCCCGGCGGTCCTCCACTGCTCGGTCCCCCACGTCTTCCCCCCGTCATCCGAGTACCGCAACATGACCTGAGGGTCCGAGCCCTGACCTGTGACGAGCCCCACTCCCACATCCATCAGGAGCTCGAACGAGGAGTAGAAGATCCGCTGATTCTCGAACTGCAACATGGGCGCCCTGCGAAGACGCCGGATCGGCACCCCACCCACATCCGTGCCGAGAGAGGAATCAGACCGGTAGATCGCGGTAGCTTGCGCATCCAGCCAACGGTGCTCATCGAAGGTGTATGCATGCCACCGTGGGCGCCACGTCTCCCACGCAGCCGTAGCGGTGTTCCAGTACCCCCGCTCATGCCACCTTCCCGTCGAGAAGTCGTAGGCGTAGGTGATGTTTGCCTGGGGGACGTTGATGAGGAAGAACCGGTGTCCCCTGTCTTCGTACGACTCCGCCGTCGCCCCGGCTACTCCCGCGGTCTGGATCTGGTTCTGGATCGCGTAGTTCGAGATGATCTCGGGGGCGAAGCCGGAGGTGGACACGACCATCCCGGCCCCGTGCTTCGTCCGCCCCAACCACGCAACCAGACCCTGATCCACCGTCGCGGTGAACGCCGCCGCGCATCCATACGGGATGAGACCCGAAGGGTGAGCCTCGAAGGGAACAGGAGAAACGCCCGCGTTGTACCAGACTTCTGATGTCTCCTCCCCCAGGAGGTAGATGTACCGATTGGCGGTGACCATCGAGATCCACGGATCAGGAGCGATGCTGCGCTGGAAAAACTGCGTGCCCGTGGTCCAGGTGGTCCCGTCGAGAAGATCCGAGATGTAGACGGTAGAAGTGTTCTGGTCGAGGGCGAGGAAGTACCCGTCGAGCTGCGCCCCCATCGTGGCGATACCAGAGAGCGCCGCGATGGTCGAGAACGTGCTCGTGCTCGTGTCGTAGAGATATCCGTTCCCCCCCGACGTGATGAAGAGCTCGCTCCCGCCATCCCCGTTACTGGAGATCGTCGCGGGGTTCGAGTTCGTCGCGACAGTACCGAGGGCGGTGAATGCACCGATGGAGCTGATGGAGCCGAAGGACTGCCCGATGACCGCCCACTCCTGCCCGTTCTCCGCGAAGTGAGCGAGCCCCGCCCCGCTCGAGGCGTTCCCGAGCGTCGACACACCAGGCGTGGGGAGGAGGATCCGCTGAGACGTACCCCCGTCCGAAAGAACGTCCTCCACGAACCAGTTGATGGACCTTTCCTGATCCGCGATGTACGACTCGCTCTCGTACGATCCGCCGATGAAGCCCTGATACCTCATGCGTCCGTGTTGATGTCGTAGCCCCACCGATACCGGGACACGAGTGCGCTCGGCTCGAAGGACAGATCGTGCATCCTGAAGTTCGCCCGCTTCAGGTCCTTCTCCGCCTTCATCGCCTCCCGGATCAAAACCGGGTGAGGCTGGCGCTCGTACTCAGGGCACAGCGCGATCGCGAGATGAGTCACGAGGAACTGCTCGTAACTCGGAGGGAGAGTGACTGCCGTACTCAATCCAGCGAACGACGTAACCGCGGTGGGGTGGTAGATGACCCCCTCGAGCGTCGTGTCCGTGGGGTACGGATCGAACGTGAGAGTCCCGGTCGCGTAGGTGGGGTTGTAGTACCACGCGGAAGGACGCGCGGAAGTCCGTCCCTTCTGCGAGATGGCGTAGAAGGCTTGGTCAGTGAGCCGGGTGAGGTTGTACTCCGTGCTCGGGCTGGTGGAGGTGTCCTGATACCCCACCCGGTCGATGTAGATGGGCCGGGCGATGTGCACGTCCCCACCCGACCCGACCGTGTACACCCCCGTCCCTGAGGTGATCGTCCACGTGCTCCGGGTGATCTGGTAGATCGTGAGGCGCTCGGTCGCCCACTGATCGATCTTGCGGTTCAGCTCCTCCAGCGCATCTGCACCCTCATCGGAGGACATGGGACGCCCGGAAGAGACGACACCGATCTTGCGAAGCGCCGCAGCGCAGAGCGTCCGCGCTGTTGCCATGAGCGCTCCTTAATGGTTCTTCCCGTGACGCTTGCACCACTGACGATCGATGGCCTTCGCAGTGCAAGGCTGACCGTTGGCCTTCTTGTCGGCGCAGAGGAGAACCTTCGACGTCGGCTTCTGAACAGGCTCGGGAGGGAGCTCGGGAACGTGGGAACCATCGGACACCTCGGCGTCCCGGCGCTTCGCTTCGGCCTGAGCCTTCTCGCTCATCCGAGCCTCGGCATAGAACCGCTCCGCCTCCGCCGTGGACTCGTCACGCTTCCGCGACTTGAGGAGCTCGACGGCCTCGTCAGGAGTGTCCCGATACCCCTTCTCGAGCAGACGAGTGTGCTCCTCCTCGGAGTTTGCGATCAGCTGGCGGGTGCGGTTGAACGACTCCGCATCCTCCGCCTGGCGGGGATCGTGGGCGAGGATCCGACCGTCAGGAAGCTCGACGGCCTGGTACATCATCGTGGGGTAGGGCTCCCACCTCCACGGCTTCTCCCACTTGTTCAGCTCCTTCTGGTACGCCGACTCGGCGGAGTAGACAACTCCCACAAAACCTCCTTAGTACTTCGCGGCCTCGAGGTCGTCCTTCACCTTCTGAAGGAGTCCCCTGTACCGCCTTGCCGTTTCCGGATCCCTCGGAGGGGCTTCGGCGAACCGCTGCTGCTCCTCCGTCCATGCCGCTTCGTGTTCCAGGGGGTCGAGGACGACCTTGACCCGACCCCCTGGAAAGTGGAGGTGCTGAGGGTAGTGATGCGGCTTCGCCATGCGTGCGAGAGCCTCCTCAGTCGGGGTCATTACGAGATGTCCGACTGAAGCGCGATGCCGCTCGTCAGAGCCGTCGGTGCGGCACCATCGAGCCAGATCTGCGTTTCCGTGGTGACGTCCGTCGCCCAATCCGTGATGCCCACAGCGGTGCAGCTCTTCATGAAGAGCAACCCACCACTCGACGCCGCCAGAGTCGCAACGGCATCGAGGGTGGTCGAGGTCGAACCGACAGCATTGATGAACGAGCAGTCCTTGAAGAGCTGCCAGCGGTCCATATTCCCCGAACCCGATCCGATGATCCCCAGAGGCGTGGAGGCATCGGCCATGAACGGGAACGTGCAGTTGTAGAAGCTGTTCCGCGGAGTGGCGCCGGCGAACTCGACGGAGGCGTTTGCCGCACCTCGAGTCACCGTGTCCCCGCCGATGGTGCAGTCGACGAAGGTATGCTCTCCGTTCCCACCAGAGCCGATCTTCACGGACCGGGACCCGGCGGAGTCAGCGGAGGTCTGATCCCCCATGCCGTAGATGTGGCAGTTCTTGAAGAAACACCGTTCCCCGGTGATGGTCAGACAGATCTGAGATGCCGTACCCGTGGAGAATCCGTGGAACCAGTGGATGTTCTGGAACAGACACCCATCCCCGCTGATCGTCATGAACGGAGTGAACGCCGTTGCCCCCGACGTGGGAGCGATCCGAGCACGGCCAGCCACTCGAGTCGGGGCCGCGACACCGATGAGGTGAGTCGCGTCCTTGGACCAGGTGAACGCCGAGGAGAGACGGACAGACCCGGAAGCCTGCCCGTTCCCCACGAGGACGATCACATCGTTCTTCCCCGACGTAGTGAGAGCGTACGCCCCCGATAGACTCGCCTTCGCGTTCGCGAAGGACAGCCCGTCATTGGAGTCGTTCCCGTTCGCCGGGTCGAGGTAAATGATGTTGCCGACCGTGATGAGCTTGCCGTAGATGTCGGTGAAGTTCGCGTTGATGTCGTCGCGGATCCCACCGCTGAAGACGCCGCCCTCCTGGCCGGTGAGGTCGATTTGAGTCATTCGAGCCTCCTAGGCGATCGAAGTGGCGACCTTGGTCAGCGTTCCGTCCGTCTGACCCATCAGGACCCACTTCGCACCGACAGCCATGAGAATCACGCCGTTCGTGCCGTTACCGTCGAACGTCAGGGCGGTGTAACCCGACCCGGCGCTGCCGAAACCGGCCGTGACCGTGAGAGTGTGTGCGGCGGCCGTGTCGTTCACGACCCACAGGAACGACCCGGTGATGGCCTCGTCCGGCGCGGCGAGAGTCATGGCGAGTGCATCGGACCCCGCGATGATCGCGACCGCATCCGTACCCGTGGTGGGGAGAGTGATCGCCCCGGCCGCCGAGTACGAAGTGACCGTACGAGTCTTCCCGGCCGCCGGGAACGTGACGACCGACCCGGCCCCGGGCTTGTCGAAGTCCTGTCCGGTGCCGTGAGTGAAGTCCGCTCCGGACACGTGCGCGACCTGAGCGGTTCCGTTCCGACCCCTCAGCAGAGGGACCGTGGTGGACGCGGTGGTGTACGACTTGGAGACCTCGCACACCTCCTGATCGATGAGGACCAGGCGGCCAGCGGCAAT